CACTTCAAAAAGAAATTGGTTCGACACTCTAAACGAGGCACTTGATTCAGAGAAACTAACTGAGTTGTGGCCATTGGGTCTAAACATTAATTACGGTGAATCCGCAAGGGTTGATGCTGATGACGGGTCAAAATGGGGTCATTTCATTACTGTCTACCGTGATGATTCAGGCCGGTACGAAAGACCAGTACATTATTCAAAAGGGTAACACTTCAAACGGCCACGGACGGCCATAACTTTCGGAGATAAGATCATGACTAAAGCGCAATGCAAAAAACAATCGACTAAACTAAACTGGGAATACGAGTTACAGAAAGCACTGGAAGAACGATTAACCTGTATGCTTGGTTTGGGTGGATTTATTAAAACCTGTGTGAGAGACAAGGGGGTTACGCTATACACTGTTTACTCGAATAAGCGTGGGTTTACCGTGGGGATTTGGAATCAAGAAAAACATGAGGGGGCTGTAGCTTAGGATTTTTACTCTGCCAAGGATGGCTAACTTTAGAGGTTACGAAAATGGTTACACCAGAACAAAAAAGGTTATTGGCACTAGAGGCTACCGTTATTAAATTAACTGATTCACAAAAATTAGCTTTAAAAGTTATTGAGGGGAATGTGCATAAAATTAATGAGTTATGTATTCTAGTAGAAAACTTAAATAAACGGGTGGTGGGAGAATGAAATTACTTACAATTGCAATACAAGAGAAACTGCTGGCAGGGCAAAAACATTCGACAGAAAAAATACCCTTGGAAGATAAGAAGGTTATTGTTAAGTTTTTTTGTCCGTGGAATGGCTGGACATGGTTTGTATTTGAGGGCATGATCGTAAATGGTGATGATTGGGAATTCTTCGGTATGGTGCATGGCCAGACTAAAGAAATGGGGTATTTCCATTTATCAGAACTGGCAAGTATTACAGGTATGGGGGGTCTAAAGATAGAGCGGGATATGTCTGTCAGTGGTGAGTGTTATGGAAGCTTACGCTAAGTCTAATGAGCTAGGCATAACTGCTGTAAATGACCACGCCACGTATGATGCATGTTTGGAAGTTATGCTATTCGAGGTGGCTACCAGTAGCTTTTTACCTATACATAAAAAAAGGCATATACTATTACCGGCCACTACTTTAACAGGGTTACTGTACACCAATGATGAAATACGCAATGCATGGAGATACATAGAATCAGCACTAGGGGAGGCATTTAGATTAGAGTTAGATAAGCAAATAACCGAGCATAAGGCAAAGGCCGATAAGCATTTTAAATCAGTTGATGCCAAGCTACACACAATTAAACTAGAAAATATTTGGAGAGCAATTATGAAAGATTTAAAAGATACAGCGGTAGAAAAAGTTACATTTATTTTTGGGGTGCCTGTACAGGATATGTCCAAAGAAGATTTAATGATCGCAATAAAAAGAGTCAAAAAAGATATTGTAGAGTTACAAGCGACTGATGTTGAATCCAGCTATATTTCAGCAGAGGTTAAACGACTTGAAGAACAGGTGTTAGACCTTGTTAAATTGCTAGACAAGGGCTGCTAGAATGATGAAAGATCGTGGTGGTGGCTGGTATATCCGATATGAGGGTAATACTGTGTATCTTAGAGAGCTGGCTAAAGATCATGGCATAGACACCACCACAATAAAAAGACGACTGGACAGAGGGTTGCCACTAGCTGATGCATTGCAAAAGTCCAGACAGGTATCTAAAGTAGATAGAGATAAAGTTGACAAATAAAAAAACGTGTGTATAATGGGGTCTAAGTTCAAAATAATTTGAACGGTTTACCACTTTCAGGAGAAAGAAAAATGAACTTATTAATTGCACAAACAATAGTAGATGCTTTAACCGAGTCAGGCAAGGATGTCACTCTTTGTGAGAATTATTCAGGCCGTGGTATGTATGGAAAAACTACCACGGGTGTTGTTACCGAGTGTGGACTGCCTAAAATGTTACTGTTATTAATGGCATGGGTGGCTGAAATGAGTGATGATGAAAGGGATGCGATAATTGCTTCATTTGATGACATTGGTTACGTGATAGATGCAAGTTCTGATTCTATGGGGCGTTCAGATATTATAATTTACTAGGAAATTATAAGGCCATGGATGGCTACTTACTTTCGGAGATACGAAAATGACTGATACAATTCAAGAAAGACAAGAAGAAATTACTACTAAGTTTACCGAGATATTGGTATTACTTAATTCGATGGCAATTGACGAAGATAAGATTGCTGATTTAATGGTTAAGGCTTTACAAAAAGAACACCGGACAATTCAACAGACCTTTATGAAGACCAACGCACTAATGATTAAAAAATACTCCGAGTTTCCCTACAGTGATATGAGAAATGAGGGGGCGGTACAGTGGTCAAAACAGGTTGCTGAAATTAATGTAAACATGCCATTTATTTAGGGGGTTGCAAATGAGTACAATACCACTAGAGCAAGGGGAAAACCCACTGCATCCAAGATTCACATTCTGTCGTATTTGTGGTGAGGAGGCTGAGGGTCTAGCAATTGGAGCCATACGTAAAGCTGAAATAAATGGTCAGTGGGTTTACGCTAATAGGGGCTGCACCAGTCGAACAGTGAAGGATTTAATAAAGCAAGGGTATATGCAAGCTGGTGAGCGGTTACATTGGGTGGCCTTGGAGGAAAATGAAAAGGTGCCTTCACCAGAGCCATGTGATAAATGTAAGAAACAGATCGAAAAACAGAATGAGGTTATAGCTGCGGGTGGCATTTATTTTTCTTGCGA